CAGAATGGCAAGTTTGGTGCACAGATGAAGGGCGATGGCAAGATGGAAGGTCGCGCCCTGTATCGTGCTTATGAAGAAAACCAAGGCAAGGCTAGAGAGTCAGTCCTTAATGCTATTAAGACAGCAGCCGATAAACTTAACGCAACAGCCAAGGCGAGAGGTTAATCATGGCAAATATAGTCATTGACATTGCAGCAGAGTTCACTGGCAAGAATGCCTTTAAGCAAGCCGAGACTTCTGCCGATAAGTTAAGCAAAAACATTAAGAATGTGGCTAAGACTCTTGGTGTTGCTTTCAGTGCTACAGCAGTCTTGAATTATGCGAAAGCCTCAGTAAAGGCAGCAGCAGCTGATGAGAAGGCACAGAAGCAACTTGCGCTAGCCCTAAAGAATGTCGGGCTTGGTAGAGATGTCGCGCTCTCAGAAGCCTTTATTCAGAAGTTACAAAGCGAGTTCGGTGTAGTCGATGACAAGCTGCGCCCTGCTTATCAGACATTAGCCGTTGCTACTGGAGATACTGCCAAGTCTCAAAAGTTATTACAACTTGCTTTGGATATCAGTGCCTCAAAATCTTTGGATCTAGGTCAAGTCTCAAATGCCTTAAGCAAGGCATACGGAGGTAACACTGCCGCATTAGGTAAATTGCTTCCAGGATTATCTAAAGCAGAACTTAAAACTAAGTCCTTTGATGAGATCACTAATCAACTTGCTACAACTTTTGCTGGATCTGCTACTGCCTCGGCTAATACTTTCCAAGGCTCAATGGACAAACTATCTGTTGCATCTGCCAACGTCCAAGAGATTATCGGTAAGGGAATTATTGACTCGCTTAAAATACTAAGCGAAGACAATACAGTCGATGATCTAGCAGTAGGAATGGAAGAATTTGCTACGGCTATATCCGAGTCCATTCAAGGCTTAGCCATACTTATCGATCAAATAAAAGGGATTGGTAATCTTCCCTTTGGCGGCGCAGGCGCAATCTTTGACATTGACAAATTGTTCAAGTTCACCATGATCCCATATTTAAGAAGCCTTGCTAAAGGTGCAAACAAAGGCTCGGCTAACGATCCAGCAGCAGGGCTTGCACACTTAGCAGAGTTAGAGGCTAACTACACTGCTGCAACTCTTGCATCTAGCAAGAAGCTCACAGCAGAAGAACTTAAGCAACTCAAAGCCAAGCAGTTAAAGGCAGCCATCGATAAGGCTAACTTAGCCCTTGGCAAGGGATCTAATGTCTTTGACATGGAGAAGATCCAACTAGCAGCAGCTGAGAAGAATGCAGCCGAGCAACTGGGCAAAGTGACTAGTCAAGCACAACTATTACAGATTACTAATGACCTTGCTCGCCTTGAGGTCAAGCAGTCTATTCTGGATCTAGAAGAAGCGATAGCCTCCAAGGACGTTGCAGCCATAACTAATGCAACGGCTAAACTCAATGCAGACCTTGGAGTCCTAGGTGCTCTTAGTGGTCAAAGCCTTAAATTAACTGAGATTAAAGGCATCCTTGATGCGATACTTCCCAAGGATCTAATCAACTTAGCCAACTTAGATGCTGCTATTGCAAAGTTAAAGATGGTTGCTGGAGGTGGCACTAGCGGTGGTGGAGCAGCTGGCGGTGGTGCTGGAGCAGGCGCAGGCACTCCTTCGCTCCTTGATGCCCTTGCTGCTGGCAGTTTTGTTCCTATAGTCGGTGGTGGAGGCTATTCTTCTACAGCAGGCAATTATGCTCCTACAGGTTTCCCAGGTGCAAGCGGTAACTCAGTTACTGTTAATAATAACTTTAATGGCATTGTAGGAGATCCTAATGCTGTTGCAGAACTTATAGATCAAGTCGTTCAAAACGCTGTAGATCGCGGAACACTGAGAGTAGCCTAATGACTTGGCTTCCAGAATGGCGTGTAACAGTAAATGATGACGTTTATACGACTGTTACCTCGGTGTCGTATGCAACTGGTCGGCTAGACATAGATCGACAGGCTACGGCTGGATATTGCCGAGTGGAGATAGTCAATACCGATAACTCAGCCTTTACGATCAACATTACTGAGCCAATAACTTTAGAGCTAAAGAACTCAGCAGGTGTTTATAAGCAAGTATTTAAGGGCACAGTGTCAGACTTTAACATCGGGGTTAGAAGCCCAGACGAGACAGGCTTTGTTACCACTGGCACTATCTTGGGTATTGGTCCACTATCTAAACTATCCAAGGCTGTTTATAACACAGCCCTTGCTTCTGCAAGAGATGGCGAGCAGATTGCGCTTATTCTAGATGCAGCCCTAGCTGGTACATGGGATGAAGTAAATGCGAGTTTAACTTGGGCTACGTACCCAGCAACAGTTACTTGGAATCAAGCCGAGAACTCTCTAGGTCAGATCGATCAAGGCGAGTTCGACATGATTCAGATCAACGCTTCTGCCTCTGCTAAGAGCCAAAGCCTTGTGGATCAGATAGCCAATAGCGGATTAGGCATTATCTCAGAAGGTCCAGACGGCTTAGTTTATTATGCCGATGCAGACCACCGCGAGAACTATCTTCTTGCTAATGGCTACACAGCCCTTAATGCAGATTATGCAACTCCTAGCAGTATCCAGTCTCAGACCCAGACGGCTCGCCTACGCAATAGCCTGATCTATAAATACTCTACAGGTTACGCAACGCTTCTAACCTTGACAGATACTGCTTCAATAGCAACCTATGGGCTGTTTGAGAAATCAACAGAATCCAACATTCTTAACATAGGCGATATGCAACAAATTGCTGTTAGAGAGCTTGATTTACGCAGAGATCCTAGAGGATCACTAGGAGCAATTCGCTTCCGTTTAGATAACCCTCAACTACCTAGCGCAATTTTGGACGATCTTATTACGGTGTTTTGTAATGAGCCTGTGTCTATTAACAATCTACCCAGCAACCTGCTTGGGGGAACTTTTACTGGCTTTGTGGAAAACATAGCTGTTAACGCCACTCCAACCTATGTCGATATGACCCTGTATGTCTCAGCGACAGACTTCTCAATTCCGCCTATCTAAGAAACCTCAATGATACAATTACTCAATCATCCCGACTGGAGAATTAACTAATGGCAACTACGACTAACTATGGCTGGGCTGAGCCAGATAACACTAGCCTTGTTAAGAATGGCGCGCAGGATATTCGCATTCTGGGCGATGCCATTGACGCTTCAGTCTGGAATATCGGTTTTGGTCAAGCAGGTAAGAATAAGATCATCAACGGAGACTTTGGTATTTGGCAACGTGGTACATCTTTTACACTTACTAATGAGGCTTACACAGCAGATAGATTTAAGACTCAAACAGATAAAACAGGAACAATTAGCCGTCAAACATTTACGGCTGGCACTGCCCCTGTTGCAGGATACGAAAGTCAATTCTATTTGCGTTCAGCCTTAAACGCGGTGGGATCTTATTATCTCTTAAATCAACCTGTAGAAGATGTTCGTACTTTTGCAGGTAATACAGTTACTATGTCTTTTTGGGCTAGAGTTTCATCGGGCACAGTTAGCAACGCTCCAGAGATTGTTCAGAACTTTGGTTCGGGAGGTAGTGCTTCTGTTACAACTAGTGCATCTAGTCAAACAATAACAACGACTTGGCAACGCTTTAGCGTCTCTGTTGCAATTCCTTCAATTACTGGGAAAACTATTGGCACAAGTTCATCACTAGAGATCCGAGTCCTGCGCTTTGTTTCAGCAGCAGCAGCAACGATTGACATCTGGGGAGTGCAACTAGAATACGGCTCAAAGGCAACACCATTCCAGACTGCAAGCAGTGGAAGCCAAGAGGCTGAATTGGCTATGTGCCAACGGTACTACCAAAGATGGACAGGTCCACAATTTGGACGTGCAGGATTTATTTATGCAGACAGCACAACTAACGCAGTTTTTGTAGATAAAATGCCAGTACCGCTGAGGACTACACCAACACTTACTTTTGCCAATATGACTGCTAACGGCAATGCCATTACAGCAGCTTCTGTTGGCGGCTATCTAGACACAAATAACACACTCTTCTTAAACCTTACTACTTCTGGGGTTTCTGCAAATACTGTTTATCAGATTTATACCGCATCAGGTCAAACAGGCAACATCGCCTACAGTTCGGAGCTATAAGATGATCCAATATGAAAAGATAACAGTCGGAGAATCCGAGACAATTAAGGCAACTTTAGAAGATGGCAGCATTATCTTCATTCCATTAGATGAAGCCAACTCCGACTATCAAGAATACTTAAACCCAAGTGAAGCCGCAGCTGAGTAAAGCCGCGATCCAACTACGGGAACAGTTTGATGACTCATTCCCAGATCGTGACCGCACATCGGATGGCTGGATCGGTGATACCCGACACGCTGCTCGCAAGTCTGATCATAATCCAGATGAGCAAGGCTGGGTACGTGCCATTGATATCGATCGTGACTTACATAAAGGATCGAAACCAGACATTATGGGCGATCTTGCAGATCAGCTTCGACTCTTATCAAAGTCAAAAAAAGACAAGCGTATTACTTACATCATCTTCGATGGACTTATCTGTTCCCAAATCCTTAACTGGAAGTGGCGCACATACACAGGGGCTAACAAACACACTAAGCACATGCATGTCAGCTTTACGAAAAAGGCTGATAATGATGGGGCTTTTTTTCAGATACCTATGTTAGGAGCAAGTAATGAATGAACTAAAGACAGCAGCAGGTTCATGGGCTAGAGCCTTCCTTGTAGCAGTTATCTCAATGGCAGCAGCAG